CCCAGAGCTGGCTGAAAGACGTCATCTCCGCCACCGATGACCGACCCTTTTCGATCCGCCCCTCACCGTCCCCCTCTCTGCCGCCCATTGTCGAGGCCGCCATCACAGAGCGACTGATGGCCGAGGTCGCGCAATTAGCGCAAATGGGGATGCAACCCACCGGGCCACAGGTTTCGTTGCGCCGCAACAAGGTTGCCGATGCCGTCCGCAAGGAATTTGACAAGTTTGCCAAGGATGCGGCGGCCCGGATGGAGAAAAAGATCAATGACAAGTTCATTGCCGGGGGCTGGTATCAGGCCCTTGAACAGTTCCTCAATCACATCACCACCTTCAAGTCGGCATTCCTGAGAGGCCCAGTCTTCCGCCAAAAGATTGTGATGGGCTACGAGATGGACGCCAACGGGTACTACAAAGCGGTCAAGCGGGCCGCCGTTCAGGAAGAGTGGTACGCCCCCAGTCCTTTCGACATTTACCCGGCCCCGGATTCGCGGGACGTGGACGACGGCTACCTGATCGAGCGGCATGATCTTCGCCGAAGCAGTCTCATTGCCATGCGCGGCGTGGACGGGTATTCCGCAGAGGCCATTGATGCCGTGCTGGACGAATATGGCCGTGGCGGACTGAAGAACTGGCTGTGGGAAGACCGTCAGCGTCAGTACGTCGAGAACCGCGAGAACGCATGGCGGTCCCCGGACGTGACCATCGAGGCCATCGAGTACAGCGGCAAGATTCAGGGCAAGCTGCTGATCGAGCATGGCATCGACCCCAAGAAGATTGATGACGTCACGGCGGATTACGAGGCCAATATCTGGCTGGTCGGTCGTTACGTCATCAAGGCCCAGCTCAACAAGAATCCGCTGGGGCGGCGTAATTACTTCAAGGCATCCTACGAAGAGGTGCCGGGGGCTTTCTGGGGCGAAGACATCCCCCGGACCATGAAGGATACGCAGGCGGTCTGCAACGCTACCGCCCGCGCACTGGTCAACAACCTCGCCGTGGCCTCCGGGCCGCAGGTCGAGGTATTCGAGGATCGGCTGCTGCCGGGCGAGAATGTCGTCGCCGTGATGCCATGGAAGGTCTGGCAGACCAAGTCTGACCCCACCGGGGGCGGTCACCGGGCGGTCAACTTCAACCAGCCCACGCTGATTGCCAATCACCTGACGCGGGTTTACGAGTTTTTCTCGAATTTGGCCGACAATCACACCGGAATCCCGGCGTATGTCTACGGAAACGCCGACGTGGGCGGGGGCGGGCGCACGGCCGCGGGCCTGTCGATGCTGATGTCCGGGGCCTCGAAGGGCCTGAAACAGATTGTCTCGAACATCGACAACGGCATCATCAAGCCCAGCGTCGAGATGATGTTCCAACACCTGATGCTGTATGACCCCGATCCCAGCATCAAGGGCGACCTCGAAGTGGTGCCGAAAGGCAGCGCCACCCTGATTGCCAAGGAACAGATGCAGATCAGGCGCACCGAGTTCATGCAGGCAACGGCCAATCCGTTCGACTTGCAGATCATGGGTCCGGAGGGCCGCGCAAGGCTGATGCGTGAAGTCATCAAGAGCCTTGATATGCCGCCGGATTCGATCATTCCGGACCCGGACTCTCTGGCTCAGGAGGCTATGAAGCAACTGGCCATAACCAATCCACAACAGGGCGATCAGGCCCCGAATCCCCAGCCGGTGACGGCCGCGGGAGACAGGCCAACGGATCAGAACGTATTTCCAAACGAGGCATAACCCATGTCCATCAATGCTCACATCGCCGCCACCGAGGACGGCAGTGTGCCGATCAACATACGCAACGCCAGACACCACATTAAGGCCACGCTGATTGCGTGGGGCGAGTTTGCTGGCGGGACCGTCATGGTCGAGGCCAAGCCCAAAATGGCCGATGTCTGGATCAGGCTCAGCAACGGGCTGATGGAAGACGGGTTCGAGACCATGGTGCTGCCGCCGGAGCTGGATTATCGAGTGACGCTAATCGGCGCTGACCCGAAAGAGGCCATGGTCTATTCCATGATGGCAGTCGAGTGATGCACAAGCTCCTCGGGTTTGACGATGCCGCTGTCCTGTCCACGAAAGAGCGTGAGAGGACGCTGGCCGTCATCAAGGAAATCCGGGCCAGTAGTGGCACGAAATTCAACGAATTTATCAATTACCTGCAATTGCGGAGGCTGCGGGCCATGCTGGGCTGCGCCTACCTGAAGAGCGAGGAAGACGTCTATCGGGCGCAAGGTCGCGTGTCCGAGCTGGACGAGATTCTTGCTGCTCTGGAGAAATTACAGGTAAACTGACCCTGTTTTATGAGGAGACCGGCAAAGCGGACCTCTTTATGTCGTAACCAAGGACACCGGAACACCGGACCTATCTGGAGGAATAATGGCGCTTCCGAAAGCAGTTAGAGAGGCAGGCGAGAAAGCGGACGCTGCGGCGAAAGCTCTCGTTGCCGAACGGACAGGAGAAGGGCAGGGGCAGCCACCGCAGGCACAGTCCGCCAAAGTCAGCCCAATCCAGTCGGAGCAGCAGAATACACAGCAGTCCGCAGAAGGCGGGCAGCAGACATGGGAGCAGCGGTACAAGACCCTACAGGGCATGTATAACGCTGACCGGGAGAGGTGGCAGCAGGATTCGGAGTCGAAGGATCGTCAGATCAGTCGTCTGGCCGACTCGGTTGCAGACCTCTCTGAGAAAATGTCTGAGATGGAGAGCCAGAAGGCCCCGGCCGCATCTATCCAGAACCTTTCGTATCAGGACATGGGCCTGAGCGAAGAGCAGGTTGAGGAGATCGGCGAAGACATGCTTGGCATCATGCGGACGATGGCGACCAACATCGCACAGAATATCGTCGGGCAGGTGGACAAAAAGGTCACCACGATGGGCAAGCGTCAGGAGGAGACGGCGAGGGACGTGTTTTTCCGTGTACTCGGGGAATCCGTGCCGGACTGGAGGGTCCTGAACGAAGACAAGGGTTTTCTGGCATGGCTGGCAGAGCCGGATGGACTGTCGGGCGTGGCCCGGCGGGAGAATCTGGGGGCCGCCTACAATGCTGTAGATGCTGATACCGTCATCCGTTACTTCAAGGCTTACAAGGAAGCGTCGGGGAGCGTTGCTGCGGACACTCCGGATTTTCGTCCGGGGCAGAACCCAGAGAGCTTGCACCACGACGAAGGTCCAGAGCCGGTAACCCGGACGCAGATCAAGCAGGTCTACAAGGACATTTCCAGTGGGAGGCTCAAGGGGGAAGAGGCCACAGCAGCGCAAAAGAGAATCGACGCTGCGGTGGCTGCTGGCAGGGTAATTAACAGATAACCCCCCGGCCGTCGCAGCTTACTTAGAGGTAAGCTGTCATGGCATTTCCAGTAGACGGTGGCTACGGTACAGGCTATTCAGCCAGTGCTGCTGGCTCCATGTTCATTCCGGAGATTTGGTCCGGAAAACTGCTGGTCAAATTTTACCCGGCGACCGTGTTCGGAGCGATCTGCAACACGGACTACGAGGGTGAGATTTCCGGCATGGGCGACAAGGTGTATATCCGCACCACGCCCGACACCACGATCCGAAGCTACAGCATCGGTGCATCCCTCACGACCGAGAAGCTGACCTCGACCCCGGTCGAGCTGCTGATCGACAAGGGCAAATACTTCGCCTTCGTCATTGATGACGTGGACAAGTACCAGAGCGATCTGGCCCTCGTTGAAGACTGGTCGCAGGATGCTGCTGAGCAGATGAAGATCAGCATCGACACCGACCTTCTGGCCGAAACAACCGGCATCCAAGGTCTGGCGGATGCGGCCAATCAGGGCGGAACCGCTGGTGCGATCACAGGGGCAATCAACCTCGGAACCGGCGCGGCTCCGCTGTCCGTCACGACAAGCACCATCATGGATGTCATCGTGGACCTCGGCGTGGTGCTGGACGAGCAGAACGTCCCCGAGAGCGACAGGTGGCTGGTGATCCCGGCGCGTCTTGGCGGATACATCAAGAAGTCCGACCTGAGAGACGCATCGCTGGCTGGCGACGGAACCTCGATCTTCCGTAACGGGCGGATCGGCATGGTGGACCGGTTCACGGTCTACGTCTCCAACAACCTGCCAGCCGATGTCGATGCGGGAACGAATTTCGTGGCCTACGCTGGCCATCCGAAAGCGATCTCGTTTGCTGCCCAGATGACCAACATGGAAACTCTGCGGGCAGAATCGACGTTTGGTGACGTCGTGCGCGGTCTCAACGTCTACGGCTTCAAGGTTACGAAGCCCGAGGCGCTGGCCGAGCTGAAGTTCACCTACGGCTGATGATGGATAGGGGGGCGGGGCAACCTGCCCCCCGCTTTCAAGGGGACGTCCATGGCGGTCACAGTCGAATCGGTTATTTCCCGTGCGGCGAAATTGCTGAAGGACCCCCTCTATCAGAGATACAGCACGGACAAACTCGTTGAGTACGTCAACGACGGACTCCGGCGGATGCTACAGCTCAAGCCTGATGCGTTCGCCACCACGGCCACTATCGACCTGACATCAGGCACAAGACAGTCAATCCCAGATGACGGAGATCGGCTGCTGCGGGTTATCCGCAACCTCATTCCCGCCACCTGCTACAAGCTCAACTGGTTCGATCTTTCTGACTGGACCCAGTATTACGGCAAGGCCGGATTCAATGGCGAGACATTCGAGTGGATTGGCGGAGAAACCCTGACGTGCCAAACGACCATTGGCGGCGTCTGGTTTAGCGATTTCTCGGCATTACGGGCCAACTCCGTGTGCGACAGCGTCGCGGACCCAAGAAAGGTCTACGCCTAT